ATTAAATGTATGAAAGAATTGACAGAAAGAGAACAATGGTTCCGAGATAGGATAGGTAAACGAGTATATCGGGGTGACAATGGTTGCAATTGCGAAATTTGCAAGAAAAGAACAGATTCGGGAATATTAATAATTGACATAACACATGCCGACTATCTTTTTATGATCGAATCTGAATCTCAAATGGGGTTAATACAAATAACATATTTTGACACTAAAGAAGAGGTAAAATGATTAAAGCAATAGAAGTATACACAATTATTTGCGATGGTTGCGGTAAAGACCATGCGACAGTCCTTCATGCCTGCAAAAAAGTTAAAAACTTAATCTTTTCAGATAAAGCGTTTAAAAAACAGATTAAAGATATTGAAAAATTACTTTAATAATATTACTATCTTTGTATCAGATTGCGAGGTGGGGAAGTGGACTATCCCGTTGGCCTCATAAGCCAAAGATCGCAGGTTCAAATCCTGCCCTTCGCTACAAATAAATGATAAATATGACCATATGCCAGCACCAAAAGGACATCCATTGTGGGGCAATCCATGTAAGCCTAAAAAGTATTCTCCCGGAAAACTTTGGGAAGGATCACTTAAATATTTCGAATGGTGTGACGAGAATCCGATCATGGTAACAGAACAAACAAAAATGCCGCAAAGATTGGATGCATCAATGATGAAAACTATGAAGCCGGCAATGATAAAGCAATTTTTAAAGCAGGTGGTTGAGTTGCCACATCAAAGATGTTATTCGATTGAGGGGCTTAGTTTATTTCTTGATATTAACCCGGACACGTTTTATACGTATGCAAAGCTTGAAACTTATTCCGAGATTTGTACGCGTATAAAGCATATTATCAATACGCAGCATTTTGAGGGGGGTATGGCTGGAACGTTCAACGCGAATATTGTCACGCGTAAATTAGGATTAATTGACAAATCGCAATCTGACGTCAATGTCAATGTTCCAAAAATTGAAGTGCAGGATAAAGATACCGAGAAAGCAATAAATGATTTGTTTGATAAGTAAAAATATGATATAAAATCTGTCCTATATCTGTTATTATGTTAAATAGATGAAATGCACCTCTGTTTTTTCCCGTAATATTAAAGCCTACAAATCCGGCAAAACATTAATTGTTAATCAGGGCGGTACACGATCTTCAAAAACATATTCAATAATGCAGCTTCTTTTTTTAATTGCTTTAGGTTCTAAAAAGAAGCTTGTTATTTCAGTTTGTTCATACGCTTTACCTCATTTAAAACTTGGTTCAATGAGGGATCTTGAGGAAATAATTGAAAACTACTGTATACCTATTGATTCGGTTAAAAACATATCTGAATCAACCTTTCACATTGGCAAATCAATCATTGAGTTTTTTGGTACTGATAATCTTGGTAAGGTTCATGGACCTGCCAGGGATATACTTTTTATTAACGAGTGCAATTATGTCAAGTATGACGCTTTTGATCATTTGGCTATTCGTACAAAGGGATGTGTATTTCTCGACTTTAATCCTACACGTGAGTTCTGGTATCATACTGACGTTATAGGTAAAATTGACTATGAATTTATCCAGTCAACTTATAAAGATAATGAGTTTCTTACACTTGCACAGATTGAAAGAATTGAAGCTAAGAAGTTAAATGAAAATTGGTGGCGTGTTTATGGACTTGGAGAACTTGGCAGGCTGGAAGGGGCTATACTTCAAAATTGGAATTTTGGGGATTTTGATAATACATTGCCATATGGGTATGGTTTAGATTTTGGGGTCAAAGATCCTGATGCGATGGTAAAGGTTGCTATTGACAAAGCTAAAAAAGTACTTTACTGGAAGGAAGAGCTATACCAAAATAGCCTTTCAACTGGCCAATTAACAGAAGCAATTAAAAGCCGTGGTGTAGCTAATAAATTAATAATAGCAGATAGCGCAGCAACACGAACAATACTTGATTTAAAGGGGCAAGGTTTAAATATAAAACCAGTATCCAAAGGATTGGTCAATGATGATATTAAAATGCTTTTAGACTGGAATATTATCATTGATAATGATTCTTTCAACCTGCAAAGAGAATTGAATAATTGGGTTTGGTTAGATAAGAAAGGCGAAATACCACTTGATGCCGAAAACCATTTAATTGATGCAGCTCGTTATTATTCCCGTACTGTAATCAAACCGATCATATCTCGACCCCAACACCGAGTTTGGTAACTACATTGTAATACCTTCCCATGGTGTGTAATCCCGACAAAACACACTAATTTTGCCATATGAAACTTATTTTTGTAAAAGGTAATGGTGTAACAAAGTATGGCAGCATTAAAAAAACTGCTGAATATTTGGGGGTCCATCCAAATACATTATCAAGATACATAAGCGCAGGTGACCGTATCGTTTACATAAAAGGTTTCGAGGTTGATCTAAAAGCGGAGAAATTTAAATGATTAGCATAGCCAACATTTCCTTAAATAAATACTTTTCCCTAACCAACGAAGAGAGGGTCGAGTACGATTTCGCAATGAAATACGCATTCACATTCACCGATTCCGTAGATGAGTACGCGATCGGCGATATTATTGAACTACCTTTCGGAATAATAAAAGACATTCAGTTTGATTTAGAACACGGACTTGCATTTAATAAGCTATTAGAATACATTAAATCATTAATCAAAAAAGATATCATGCCCGAGCCGCTTAATAAGATTTGCCGGTTTGGTCAATACCTAGTTAAAGGAGTAGAAGAGATATGCGAGTACGAAAAGCAAACATTGGCTTATGAAGCAAAGGCAGACGAAGAGCAAGCCGGTATAGAAAAGTTTAATGGACTTGGCGTATATATGCAGATACGAAGTTTAACCGGTGGAGATGTAACAAAGTATGATCAGGTACGCGCTTTACCTTATTCACTATGCTTTACTGAACTGTATACGGCAAAGCAATTGGCAGACTATCAAAATGAGCTTAATAAAATAACAAGGGAGGCTACCAAATGAACTTTTTTGGATTAGTTGATGAATTACGCAGCTATTGCACAACAAAAGGTTATATGTTCGTTTATGGCAGCGACGACTATAAAAATATCATTGCGGGTAAAACTAAAATACCTGTCGATAAGCTTATCCTTTTTTGTGATCCTGTTGAATGCGTACCGATATATGCCGGGGGGCGAATTGTTTCTATGAATTACAATGTTGGTTTAGGCCTGGGAAGAAAGAGCGAAGTTATTTCGTCAGTCAAAACGGTATCATCATTAGACGAAACTTGGCTACAGAAGCATGATAACAGGCTTAACGAATTATCATCATTAATTGGCATATTGATTGGGGATATATCGTGCAACAATGAGCTTGACGTGACAAACGCAAACGTTACAATGAGTATAAATAAGTTTGATATCAATGTTGACTTTGTGCGTGCGGACTTAACTTTTGTACAAGGATGACAACGAAAGAAACTATACAATCCTGGCTTAATGCTGCTGAAAAAGATTTAATCATTAAGTATAATGAGTCAGGGCGAAGGGCATCGGGGGAATGGGAAAAGTCATTGAGCAATGAAATCAAAATTACTGCGTCGGGTTTTAAAGTTATCCAATACGGAGCTTTTTATACCTATTGGATGGAGAAAGGGCGTAATAAAAATAAGAATCAAGATCCTAAAACACTTGCCGGTTTTGCTTATTGGGCTGGTACTACTTTTATAAAAGACTGGTGTGTCAATAAAGGCATAATGGAGGCTTATGCAATACCTATTGCTTACAGCATTGGGAAGAAAGGGTATAAAGGTAGACCATTGACAAGTGCAATATACACCGACGAAAGGATAAAAGAACTATTGACCAGTGTGCAGAAAACCATGGTCGAAGAATTAAAAGCTGACATAATCCATATTTTGAAATGATAAGCGCAATAAACATATCACAAACTAACGAATTAGATGGATGCAAGCTTTTATCTATCCATAATCCTATTGTATTTTTAGCTGATGTAACTTACTCCGGAGATATTCCTCAGGCTTTACCTGTGGATTTAATCGATGAAGATGATAATACTCTTGGTACGTTTGCCTGTATTCCTTTCAAGGACGTTTCGCCTACTGTCCGACAATTTGCATTTGTAGCTGATTCAATCATTCGAGGGACAATGTTAGAGCCCGATGATTTTACCAGTGTTAAAAAGACCCTCGAATATGTTCCGAATATCACCAAAAAATTTACAATACGATTTTATGACGGGGAAATAGAAAGCACATGCGATTTTGTTGCCTGCCATGGGGCACGTCAGTATGGAGAGTCGCCCAGTTTAAACGGGATCGAAAACAATACGGATGAAATAACCTATTACGCCGCCGAGGGCAAACCTGTTTATATCTATTTTTACAACAATGACGCAACCAATGTGATCACGGTCGGAACTGGCGAGCTTGTTTATGAACGCTTACTTGACTTTGACGACGTGGCCTTACTTGATTTTGATAATCTTTTCCTTACAACCTTATAAAATGATCAACAAAAAGACTTTTACAAACGCGGATTTAGTAGGTGATAACTTTCAGTTGGAGTACACCCATAATTTGAATACAACCTCAGTCATACCAGCTTTATTTGACAATACAGGGCGCCAGGTAAATACAGCTGACCTATTTCAGAAAGGAACTATATCAGGCAGCAACTTACCAAACGTTTGCAACCTGACTTTGAATAATGAGATTGCGGGCACGTGGGAGTTGCTCTTGGAATATCAATCAACTGCTGAAACATCATCGGGGCGCAGGGCTTTTGAATTGGATCCCGAAACGGACCCGTCAACAGATATGCGGTTGATAATTGGTAAAGCCGATACGCCAAGCAAAAATTTACCTCTTTCAAATTTTATTACGTGGCTTCAAGGTAAGTTAGATTTTCTGAAAACAGCAAGTAATTTAAATGACGTACAAGATAAAGCTACATCAAGAAATAATCTTGGAGTATATTCTAAAACTGAAATAGATTCAGCATTATCCAATGTTCCTGTTTTATATCAAACTAGTTCAGGGGCCGTGCTTGGCGTTTCAAATACTGCAGTTTATGATCCTACTGCAAATTATCATCCAGCAACTAAAAAGTATGCAGATGAAAACGGAGGAGGACGTATAATCTCAGGGGTTGAGCATTTAGGTGACTGGTCCGGACTTGGGGCTACTAAAACAGTGACCATAGGCGCGACACTTGCAAATAATAGTTACAAAGTATTTGGAGAGTTATTTGAGGCTACAGGAAAGTTAGGTTTTTATGTTGTTAAATCAAAGGGCACAACATCTTTTGATATATCAATAAAATCAGATAGTGATACAGGAACAGATTTTTATCTTTACTGGGAAATTAAAACATTTTAATTGTGAGCAAGGTAGGTTATTACAGATACAAACTAGACGATACGGTTGAGGGCACGACTACTGTAAGCATATTTATTTCGGGGGCCCTTGCTTTAACTGCAAATGTTATCACCAAAAAGTTTTGTGATGGGTTTAGGCTTGTTAAGTACTTAGATAAATCCGGTAAATATCGAGTGTATCCATTTAACGCAAATTGGGAACAAAAGAATACACCTACACAGATAGGTACTACAAATAAGTTTGTTACCTCAATATTGTCCGATCAGTCAAACACAAAAAATATAGGGTACAAAAATACTCGTAAGCTATCATTAACGGCCGGTAATGTATCATCTGACGAACTTGCCGTACTAGAGGATCTTTATTATTCTCCAAGGGTCTACCTTTATGTTGGTACTGGGACTAACGATAATCCTAAAGATTGGGTGTTGGTTACTATTACAGGTGATGGCATAGGCCGGATGAAAAAGAATAACTTTAAAAAGGTGAACATTGAAATTACATTACCCGAACATTATTCGATTAGGATATGAGGATACTAAGGTTAAATGGGGTTAATGCTGATATTGATGATACTACAAGCATAGGAATAGATTTTCAGGCTTATGATATTTCAGACCCTGGCAATCGAAAAGCATCCGTATCAAATAATATTAGCCTACCCAAAACAGATAAAAATATGTCCTTGTTGGGTTGGCCTGGGAATCCTCATTCAATATCGCAGGTAATTTATAATACGATTACATGTGATTATTATATTGATTCTGTCAAGCTAATAAATAATGGTTCTTTCCGGGTAACTGAGGTATCGGACCGAATCAACGGTATCATGTCTGAAAAAGCAACCTTTTGGGATGAGCTCAAGAACTATCTTTGGCCTGATTTCTTATTTGACTATATCCAATGGATGCAGGATGAAAATAGTTTACCGTCTGCTACGACTCCTTTTACTGGTACGTTTCCGGACTTTATTGATCCATATATCGATTCCGAAGAAGGCATTGTTTTACCTTTTTTTATAGGTAATCTTGCGCTATTCGATCCGGCCGGAGGTACTTCATATGTAGAGGATACAACAAATATTTACATCAAATATCAGGACGGTACAATGGATTCACCCGCACTTGGGGGGCATTTTTGTATTTATGTAAAGTCAATATTCCAGTTCTTAGAGCAAAAATATGGTGTTGACTTTATGACATCAGATTCGACGCCCGGGAATATATGGTTAGATGAGATCGCACCAAAGTTTTGCATCCCGGCTCGAACACTATCGGTACACTATGTTAAATCAGGCGTTACCGTAACAGGGTTTTATTTTAACATCGAAACAACAGCACAATTTTTACCTGGCACCGGAACGGTAGACAAAGAAAGCAAAAGTATGTATGATAAGATGAAGGCTTTCTTCCAGCATTTCAATATGATCATATCCCAGGAAGGTGAATCAAAGTATATGCTTGCCAGGTTTGATGATATTTCAGAGGCCAATGAGGTTGACTTTTCTGAACGGCTAACAGGGCAACCGGTATTTACCCCTATCATTGATAAGTACAACCAAGTAAATTATATAAAATTCGGAAAGATATTTAAAGGCGGAGATCCTCTTTTATTGGCTAAGAAAATAACATGCCTAAATAAAAACATTGATGCCGGGGGAAATGATTCAACACTTATTTCAATAGGATCATTTTTACCTACGTTTATAAGTGTTGGCGGGAATAATGTTCCTGACCTTCGAGATGCTGAAACATTTGGGGAATACATATTTTTTATACCATCCGGTAATTCAAGCGTAATCATTCATATAATAGAAGAAGGCATATCCGTTAGCGCTTCTAAGGTTATGAAAATAGCAAACCTTTATAATCTGGATGGGGAATACAATACTTTGCAATCAATGATGTCAAGTCCGGTAAAGTATACGATTAAAAAATGGTTAACTCTTAATGAGGTAAACAAGTTAAAATATTTCAAACGGTATTGGATAAAATCACTCAATGGGCACTTTTTTTTGAATAAAATTTCAGGATTTAATCCAGACAAATCAAATGAGCCGACAACTTTAGAACTTATAAAATTACCATAAATGGCAGATACGATAGTACTCACAGAGATTGATATAAATACGGATAAAGCAGTAAAGGATATTATTGATCTTAAGGAAGAGATCGCGGTATTAAAGTCCCAAACCAAATCTGCCAAAGAAAGCCAGGGGGAATTATCTGAGGAATATATAAAATATGCCGCCGCTCTTAAGTCTGCACAGGGAGAATTAAGGACGCAAGAAAATTTATTGGTTAAGGTTAACACTGCTAATAACGCCCAGGCTGGGAGCTTGGATAAATTAAAGGCTCAACTATCAGTGACCACTGCGCAATGGTCGAAGCTATCTGAGCAAGATCGTTTAAATTCGGAAATTGGGAAAGAACTGACAGCTCAAAAGCTTGCATTAACTACACAATTAAAAGCAGAAGAACTGGCCACGGGTGACGCAAGGCGTAACGTCGGTAATTACGAAGAGGCTACAAAATCTTTAAAGGCTCAGCTAAAAGAAAATACAGCCGCCCTTATTGAGATGAAAAACGCAGGTAACGACAATACAGAAGCTTATAAAAAGCTTGTAAAGGAAACTGGGGAGCTTAAGGATACCATGGCTGACACTAAAGCTGAAATAAACTCTTTTGCTTCCGATACGCGTAAATTAGATTTAGCTATAGGCGTTATGACTGGTATAGGCGCGGCGGCTCAAGTTGCCGAATCATCTGTGGCTTTACTTGGCGGAGAGAATGAAGAACTAACAAAGTCGATACAAAAAATGGTAGCCATACAGGGGCTACTTAATGGAGTTCAGGAAATTGGGAATGCATTACAGAAAGAATCTGCGTTTATGCAAGGAGTCATAGCCATTAAAACAAAGGTTGTAACCGCTGCGCAATGGCTTTGGAATGCCGCAATGGCCGCAAATCCTGTTGGCTTAATTGTCGCAGGGGTCGCAGCTCTTGGAGCTGGTATCGCTTTGCTTACATATAAGATGACAAATAGCTCTAAAGAAACTGAGAACTTAACTTTAAAACTGAAAAACTTACAAGCTCAATCAAAACTAAACGCAGCCTGGGAGGACCAATATGTAAAGATACTACAGGCTAAAGGATCTACCGATAAAGATGTCACGGATCAAATGATCAATAACAATAAGCGGCGTCAAAAAGCTATTGAGGCCGAAATTGCAATCATGGACTCTCAATTATTAAAAGATGGGAAGAAACCGGAAGAGTACGACAAAATTAACGAAGAGTATCAAAATATTTTAGAAGAGGGGTCTATACTTGAGATCCAAAGAAATAAGATACTTGAAAAATCAGCACAGGAAAAAGCAGATGCAGAAATTGAAGCTGATAATAAGTTTACAGAGGCTAATATAAAAAAGGCACAATTGCGTTATGATAATAATAAAATGCATCGGGATAATGCAATGAAGGAAGTTGATATCAATTATAACAAACAAATTGCAACCGAGAATCTTTTATATACTCAAGGGGTAGCCATCGCAAAAAAGCAGTTTGAT